AGGAAAGACGATATTTCCTTCTGGATAGTCGATTTTAGTTATCATATTAATCGATACTGGTTAGATGGCGGTGTGGATGCGCCTGATATTAAACGAATCAGGTATTCGTCAGTGAGCTATTGCACCCGTGAAGATTATAACTTCAATCATATTAAGGATCCAAAGAAGTATGAGAATATTCCGACGCTATGGGCTAATTTCTACAATGGGGAAACTAGACAAATTTCAGGTGAACTGTTGCAACATCTGTACGGCGCTGTGGTCTCTGTCCCGAATATAGTCTTCAATGAAGATACCGGGGAACCAGTACTGATGGAGAAGTACGCTTTCTATAGAGTAACGTACAAAGAAGTTAGTGACCAGGTCGATGACGAGGTAGGTGAAGAGGTTACCAAGGTAATGCACCTACTAATGTTCAAACCTACTCGTAAGGTATTTGAGTTTGTTGAACAACGCAACTTCGTTACCACTGAGAGTCACTCTGGCTATCCTGCGCTTGGGATTCCTGTCATCCGTCTACTACCCGAACAGATACAACATATTGAGAAGTTAGGTCCAAGGGCAGCGCTGAGAAAGCAACGCAAATGTATCCACAAACTAACGGGTGAGGGCGGTTCGGGCATTGATGTGGAGCTGAAGATCGGCGATAAGATAGAGTCTATCAAAGCGGAATGGTCTGTACTGGATAGTAGAACAGCTCTTGGTGTGGTGCACTACGGGAACCCGATCAAAGACGTGCAGTATGTTGTTGATATGTGCTATCTTGCCAATAGCGTCATGGATGGTATCGTTGAGTACTAACATCGGTTAATGTCTAAAGAGTATATTTGTTTTTAAAACATAAGGTGAACATGGATGATCCTATTGATCTCGAACCTTCGGTATTCAGTCGCCATCTGGAATGCGAGTGGTCCGCTGAGGGAGAATGGTACGACGATGGTTATACTAAAGACGATCTAAAGTTCTTAGTTCCTAGACAATGGCCGGGGAAGAAAGAGTGGCTACGTCGCGCCTACGTTGTACAGCAGTGGATGAAAGATAATAAATTTCTTCGCACATGTGAGGGTTGTAGAGAGAAGTCTTTAATTACTGGCGAAGCACTTAGTTCATCTGAGTTTTCCGAAGGCCTCCGCGAAATGAGCTGGAAACTTCAACATGTAGAACACAACATTGATCAACATTATGTTGCACCAACTAGGAGCTTCTTCCGCTATATCCTGAATAAGTATGAGAATATCATACATCCTCATAGCTCGTAGGGTATATAAGTTTTTAAAAAGTCTACTCGATGATGTTGTACATACAACTTGTCCATATACCGATTTGTCATGGTTGTTCTACTCGCTTTCTATACCTAGGGTATGTATATGTTAGCTTTTAAATATATTCACTTTCTATATGTATAAGTAGAATAACGTTGTTAGTTACGATAAGATAGAATATACAAATGTATGCTGTATATACTACGTGTGATGTCGATGATATTTATATCTGGCATGCTTTTTAAAAATACTTACTATATGAATATAAAACTGGAACGCTATAACGCGGTAACACTGTATAACACGCTAATGATATAACTAACGTAACACTAATTAACTATAATACTCTTACACTGCAGATGCCATCCCCATGTTGATGGCGTTGTTCACTGCATCGTTGGTGGATCCTACAATGGGAGAGGGTACATTGGGAGTGCTCACACCAGAGTTATCAACATACTGTTGCTGACCCTGTGCCTGTTGTGCCTGCTGTTGCTGGGCTTGCTGTTGCTGGGCCTGTGCCTGTTGGGCCTGTTGAGCAAGCAACTGAGCTTGTTGTTGCTGCATCTGTACCTGCTGTTGGTGTTGGGTCTGCTGAGCTTGTTGCTGAGCCTGCTGGGCCTGAGCATCAGGGACGCTGGCGGTGCTGGACTGCGCCAACATACCATCAGTGTTCGGCATCTGTGGGTTCTGAGTCTGTGGGTTCTGCGCTACCTGACTGTCAGGGATTACGCCCTGCATATTGCCAATGGTAGGACCCTGCTGTCCCTGTGTCTGCTGTCCCTGTACTTGTTGCTGTTGACCCTGCACCTGTTGCTGTTGGAGAGGGTTGAACATGGGCTGCTGTCCCTGTTGTACTTGCTGCTGACCCTGTTGTACTTGCTGCTGACCCTGTTGTACTTGCTGCTGAGGTTGCTGCTGAATCTGTTGCTGTTGCATAGGATTAAACAGTGGCTGCTGACCTTGTTGACCCTGTTGAAGTTGTTGACCCATCTGTTGCTGACCCTGCTGCATGGGGTTAAACAGTGGCTGCTGACCTTGTATTTGTTGACCCATAGGCTGGCCCATCTGCTGCTGACCTTGCATTTGTTGACCCATAGGCTGGCCCATCTGCTGCTGACCCTGCTGACCTTGTTGCTGCATAGGGTTGAATCCCATCTGAGGTTGACCTCCCATCTGTGGTTGACCCATAGTGGCTTGCATACCACCAACCGACTGCAAACGCTGCATACATGCCTGCAACAACTCATTACCGTTGGGAAACAGAGCTGCCATCTTAGCGCGCAAGTTAACGTCGTTGATCTTGTCCAAAATCTCTGGAGCCAATACCAAGTTCTTACCATGTGCGGCAAATGCGCTCACATATGTAGGAATCTTGCTGGGATCATCCACCTGGATGTTGTTAAGGGGTGCGAAGAAGTCCAAACAGTTGTTGGGAATAGGCTGAGGACCATTAGGATACAACGCACAAAAGACTGTAATCAAATCCTTGATACCAGCTCCGGCATCTCCAGGCTTGAGAATACCAGCAACAGGAACACCATAAGTCTCGAACACGTTACGGATAATCAAGAGCTTAGAGTGACGACCATCTTGAGCGGAGGTCTCGAACCCTGGGACTTCAATAAGACTTAATACTGGCTTGGCCTGCATACCAGGATGAGCGCCAGGTGGCATACCTTGCATGCCCATTCCCTGCATACCCATACCAGGCATACCCATACCAGGCTGTCCCTGCATACCCATACCAGGCATTCCCTGAGGGGCATATCCGCCAGCAATTCCGGGCATATATCCCATTCCAGCCATCTGACCAAAGCCAGGCATGAGTTTCTTGGGTCCTTCCTTCTTGGAGCATGGACCGCAGAACTGAGGGGCATGTGCAGGAACAGTAGCCTTATTAGGGCATCGCTCCTTCATACCAGTTGCCTTCTTCTGAATTTCCCAAGTACATTGGATCTCTCCGGGCTTCAGAACAGGGGGTGCCTTCTTGGGCTGCTGAGCTTGTCCAATCATGCCACCCATTCCCATCATCCCCATCTGACCTTGTTGCATACCACCCATGGGATTCCATGGAGCGGCACCGCCAGAAATGGCCACAGGTGGCGCACATCCGCAGAGCTGGAGCAGCTGATCGGCAGTGGTTTGTTGTCCGTTGAAGGATACCTTCTGAGATAGCGGACTGAGAACTCTAGTTCTAACGAAAGCAATAAAGTCATTATACATAGCACGTTCAACGTCGGAAACAGGAGGAAGCGAAGTAGGTGTGGGAGGTTGTCCCATTCCTTGCATTCCAGGTTGCATTCCCATTCCAGGCTGCATTCCCATACCAGGTTGCATTCCCATGCCTTGCATTCCAGGTTGCATTCCCATACCAGGCTGCATACCAGGTTGTCCTTGTTGCATTCCTGGTTGCATACCCATACCGGGTTGACCTTGTTGGATTCCCATACCAGGCATACCGAATCCTTGAGGACCAGCACCAGGCATTTGTCCAGGCATCTGACCTTGGATTTGCCCCGGCATCTGACCAGGCTGGCTTTGAATTTGTCCAGGTTGACCTTGAATCTGCATACCAGGCTGAGCGTTAAAGCCAGGAGGAATAAAAGATCCAACGTTCTGTCCAGGTTGAGCTCCAGGTTGAGCACCGGGCATTCCAGTTCCATTGCTGACAAGGGGGTTAGTGGTGAACATTCTGAGATATTAGAGGGTTTAACTAATTACTTTCAATCTATAACTGCCGGGGTGTTTGGAGGTTAGTAGGTACTGATGTGCCTACATTTTCCTCATCTTCCACTCTCCACATCACTTTTTCACTACGCCTTGATGGTGTAGGGATAGTTGAAAATTAATATAAACACATCATCGTTATCGAATCATTGGCCAACTTCCAGCTTACCATGTCACGTCATGAATTTCCCACTTGCGATGTATGCTGGCGTGTCATTATTAGCTTTTTAAAAATCCTTGACGTGTACACTGGTGAAGTGACAAATGATTATCTTTGCCATCTAGTACCACACTTCAAGCACTTGTAGAAATCTGTTTCAGGTTCATCTAAACCTCTAGTCTGCAGAGACCAGTGATCTAGATGTTTACCTTGACATTTGGCATTAATACACTCACCAAGTGTCAAATTGCCTTTCATGGGTTCCATGGCAATAAACAATTCTCTGGATATCTTCTCAGCGGCAACGCGAACACTAGGTGATCGGAAATAGTATTCGTCACTACCATCGGTTTGAAGAAGATGATCGTAAGTTATTTCAGTTCCATATGTACCCAGCATGGATATAACTTCGTATATGAACGGTTTGTTGTACAACGAGAAGAACTGTATGCCTTGGCTATTGCGTAATGACGCTAGATGTCCTGCTATTTTCTCCGGTTCCGTCCATCCTTTCATCGATACAATAGCCAATAAGAAATTATCTATAGTCTCTACATACGCCTGTGTTACTGGTGCTGCAATCATACCTTGAGCCAATGGCCCACCGTATCCTCCAAATTGCGCAAGACTCATTTTCTAATATATGTTCGGTCTATTTTGAGCGGTGTTGGAAATTATACTACAAGACAAAGCGAAGACTGAGGGCATATATTATGTTGTTACCCATCCACTAACGTCTCTGTTTTCATTAGAATAATATTGGTAGCTATCCCTGCAGTATTTGATTTTTCATAACCAACATAATCGAAGAACATGGCCGATACCGGGGAATTTGGCCCTATGGATGCGCTGAGATTGTTGGTAACTGAGCCGCGATTCGAAGTAACTTCGTCAGCGACATTCCAACAAAGAACATTGTATATGTCAGACCAAGAGAGAGAAAATCAATTAGTATTTGCTCCTCTGATGCCACCGTCCCAGGATCAAGGTAGCAGTAGTAGCGGATTAGTTATTCCTCTACCCTATATTACCTCGTTCGTGTCTCACAAACCTGCGCCCACACTTCCAGATACTGCTATCATATCCATGGAGTATGCAACACGCAACATTGGAAACACTACAAACTATGAAAACAATCAGTTTCTAGTGCCATTACCCAGAACGTACGTACATCCACCCGAACCTATCAAAGGTAGACAGTTGTACGGTGCAGCAGCCATAGCACGCCAGATAAAAGACGGGTTCATGCTCCAGGAGCACGGGATCCCAAAGTTGCTAGAAGCTATTGATGTTAAACTGATCGGAGCTAAAGGAGGTTACAAGACTAACGTACTTAAATCTTTTGCAGTTGCTCTGGGTATACCGGCCAATGTATCCAAGCAAGTATTAGAAGAATCTATACGCAACAGGAAGCTGGCGACTGGAACTGTGGTATTCCAACAACCTCAACAGTATTTTACCAACCTCATGCCGTAGTGTTGAGGTGCAACCGTATGTATACTTTTTTAAAACTCTAGTTAACCCATAAGGGTGATTGTAAAACAACAGATGCGACCCACTTACCTAACAATCCGAAATGTATCCCTATTATAGCACCGTTAACGTAATCTAGTATATTAACTCCATATTGATAATAAACATATGTATAGTCCAATAAATGACGGCAATTACGCTATATTCCATATATGTCTGAGCAATCCTTTCGTATGGGATGGTAGCGATTGGGGTACTATATTAGAGAGTAATATACACGCCAAAGTAATGGATGTAGCCAACAATCAGTATATATTGATAAGATTCGATGATCAATATTGTTATTGTGTGGTTAAGCCATATAACAAATTTACGATCATCTTTGAGAAATTGAAATCAATATTTAATATTGAGCAATTGGGATACCACACATTTACTTTAGATCGCAAGCGGTATATCGCCAGACCAGCAGCATTGAGTAGCGATGGCAGACCAATAACATATCACACCATAGATCTCCTGTCATCAGATTCACCAACGCGTAAAGATCCGGCATTTAGGGAGCAAGTTCGCAGAATATTGGCATTTCGTAATCTACTATCTATATCATCCAATTTTGAGTCTCATATTGCTACATATCAACAACGAGGACAGCTACATATAGTCAGTATCAATGAAGTATCGACGCCGGTTGTTAAAGGTGGTGAGAGTACAATGATGTCCAGAAAACTAATAGAGTGTTGGTTCAACGATGTGGATATCAATCATACTGTAGCTGGTATGGTTGGGTATAGTGGCGACATTAGTGGAACTATCTATCGTATTACTACGTCCATAGAAACTATTATTCTCAGTGTAGATCCTGAGTTAGTGTGGTACGGTAATTTTATCACCAATCGTCTGATGCAGCATCTACTACAGATGGAAAAGAGTCTATTCTAACGTAGTAACGCGAATTTTTAAAAACATTGTAACTAATATACTCGTACACTGAAGATTGAGAGGTAAATGCTATAAAGAATAAACATTAGTTCTCAAAGTGCCACTTAGTCCATTCTAGTGTTACTTTCATCAAAATATAGACATCGGATATCGTACAAATCAGCGATACCAATATTATAGATATCTATACTACAACTCATATTAGCATTCGATCGATAGATATGATTACAAAATGGCGTTCGCGAACCCTACTAGTAATAAGAATGTTGACATTTATACCGCAGTAACTAGATTAGCTTCGTCTACTATGGGTATAGATTACGATAGTATGACATATCGGGAACAGCTGGATATAGAATGTGGATTATGTCGTGCATGTAATATCATAGGTAATATGGGTAACGCAAATAAGGGTGCTAAGAAACGTAAGCGTAAGATATTGGCTAAGCCTAGTTTCGCTAAACCTAAGAGTACTAGTGTAGATGTTGAAGTAGGCGTTGGAGTAGATGTTGGAGTAGATGTTGACGACGATTCTAGTTGCGTCAGTATAAATGTAAAAATACCAGCTCAGATTACAGAAGGTAAAATTGATGGGATAGATGAAGTAAGTGAGGTAAGTGAGTCAAGTGAGAGGAAGAAGAAGAAAAAGAAGAAGCGGAAGAAGAAACCATCGAATTCATCTAGCATATCAGGACAGCAGGACATCATTGTAAATAGTGAGTTAAGCATAGATGGTCCAACGGATCGTAGTGACGAAAATATCTCCAGTGATTGTACAACATCAGTGACAGGAGACGTTGTAACATATGCATGCTTCGATGTTAGTTTGGACTGTGGAACTGAACCTGATCAAGATGTCACAAATATACCGAACATTATAGACCCTCGTGTCTATAATGCGTTACATCCCATTACGCTAGAAAACTTTAACTTGGATATATTACATGGTATACTGGATAACGAATTAGGTAATAGTTCAGATAGTAACTCGGATGGAGATGGAAATAACAATGTAGATAATAATGGAGACAACGATGTAGATGATAATGGAAATAACAATGTAGATAATAATGGAGACATCGATGTAAATAGTAACGAAGGATACACTGATGACCTAAACAACTTGGATGATACTATAACTAACACTGACCTTAGCGACCTTAGCGATATCAACATTGTAAATAATAACGGCGTACAAGAAATGCCTCGTCGTCCCCGCTTAGGTTCTAGGTCAGGTAGCCTCAATGTTAGATCCGATGTTAGATCTGGTGGCAAATCCGGTGGCAAATCCGGTAATAAACCATCTGATATCTCTGCTAATATGACGGTCAATATGACGGCTAATAAACGTAAGCGCGGTATTGTTACTGGTATAGATCACAATCCACCTCCTTCCAGAGTATGGAAGTTGAAGGTGAGTGACTATCTGGCTTTGAGTAGCAACCACGTTATCAGACAACAAACACCACATAGAGGCGGTATTGTTATGGTTAAATCTCCTACTGTAAAGGTTACTATTTCTCAGAGTAGTGTTGGTGCAAATATTGCCCAGAGTAATGTTGACGCAAATATTGTCCAGAGTAACATCAATACAAGCGCGACTAACGTCAGTAATATCGACGCAAATGAAGATGGCAACGATAAAATCAATGGTAATGAGGAAGTTCCCAACCTAGCAGCTGGAAAGCAGTCCGTAACCAGAACTGGATACATGTTTGGATTCGGTAGAGATCGGAAAAGTACAGAGATTACTGATTTTGGTGGTCACATGATATCATGCGATGAAACTATTATCGATACATGCTTGAGAGAGTATCGCGAAGAGACGCTTGGTTTAATACATGTGGATATGGAGACCATAAAATCGTGTAATATGTACATCTGTGCAACAGACGCTGTTATCATCCTTCCGGTAAATCTCAACACCAATAGCGTATCGTCTGAATTCAGTAAACGTTTTTTAGAGTATAGGATGAGAGGCGCATATCCGGAGGTATCGCAGATAGTGTGGTTTAATGAAGTTCAAATGGATGAAGTAATAGCTGGTCGACGCATCTACAGGAGACTATCTAATTTTCTTAAGGGCTGTGGTAAACCAAATACATGGTTAAATGGAATAGACAAATAGACGAATACGCGAATAAATGTAATACACATTTAGAGGCATGAGTTACAAAAAAGCTAGCTGAACCGACGAGCATCAACCAATAGCTGCGATAGGTTTGGATCCACTTCCTTAATAAATGGATTCCCACTATCTTTGAATAAATATATGATCAGGAAAATTGCCAACACAAATAGGACGACGCCACCCACTAGTAGATAGAACCATGTATTATCGGGTCCAGATCTCTGCCTGCGCTTACCGGCGTCTGTTCTT